GGGATCGCGCCGATATCGTCGGATTCATCCACGGTGCCACCGGATGGTTCCCCGACGACATCCTCGAGCGACTGACCTGGCAGGACGTGGCCGATCTTTCCGAAAGCTGGAAGGATCGGCCACCCGTGCAGTGGATGGTGCAGGGGTATCTCGGGATCAAGCCGGCCAGCACGGACAAGGTTCCCACGGAAGATGAGTGCCGGTCCTTTCTCGACACGATGGCGGTGGCGGCGGCGAAACAGCAGGGGTAGGATGAAGCCACTTCAACAGGTGGGGAACATCATGAAACAGGTACTTGCTGTGGCGGCGTTGCTGCTGCTGGCCGGCTGCATGACCGTGGGCACGAAGGTGGACCCGAGCGTGGTCAACACGTTCCAGCCGGGCGTGACGACGATCCGCGATGCCGAGGCAAAGCTGGGCCAGCCGAATCAGGTGAGCCACGATTCAGACGGCCGGACCGTGCTGGTCTATGTGTACATCAAGTCGCACGCCAGCGGGGCGTCATACATCCCCGTTGTCGGCATCTTCGCCGGCAAGGGCATCGCCGACAACGTCAGCACTGCGCTTGTGTTCGACAAGACCGGGAAGTTCGTTAAATCCACCACGTCACAAGGCCATATCGAAGAGGGTATGACCGGCTAACAAAGTCCCGTTACACGATCACCACGAACCCCGCTCCGGCGGGGTTTTTTATTGCCCGAAGGAAAGCCATGGCTGACGAAGAAATCAAGGTTCTGCTCACCGCGGAACCGGCGCAGCTGCAGGCCGGCATGGAAGCGGGCGCGGCATCGGTCACGCAGGCCACGGATGCCATGCGCGCATCGGTGGCCGAGGCCATGTCGCAATATGCCGCCTTCGATGCGATCCAAAAGGGCAGCATCACGACGGCCGTCGAGTTGGCGGCGGCACAGAAAACGCTGGCCGACGTGCAGGCATCCGGCGCGTTCACGGCCGAGGAACTGGGCGCCAAGGAGGCGATCATCGCCAGCGCGATGACCAAGATCGGCACCGAGACCAAAGCCGCATCGGGCGCCTTGTCCGCGTTCACCGCCAATTCGCGCACGATGTACTCCGCATCGGCATTGGTCACCGATGCTCTGAGCGGGCAGTTCAGCCGGTCCCGGCGTGAGGTCGCCGCGCTGGCGAACGAAACCGGCATCATGGGAGCCGTGTTCCGCGTTGCCGCCGGTCCGATCGGCATTGCTGCAGCGATCATCGGAACGCTTGCGGTGGCAGCGGTCGAGGGCGCCGAAAACTCGCAGAAACTCGAAGATGCCATCGCCGCCACCGGGGACGCCATAGGCGTTACGTACGGCCAGCTCGCGCAGCTCAAAGACGGCATGATCGACTCGGACACCAGCGCGGGCGAGGCCACTGCCGCGATCTCCAAGCTGGCCCTCTCCGGTCACTTCCTTGGCGACTCGCTGGCCGATGCCGCACGCGCCGCGCAAGGTATGGCGGAGCTTACCGGGCAGTCGATGGATAGCGCCGTCGCGTCGATCGAGCGCCTGGGCAAAGACCCGGTCAAGGCCATCAAGGACCTTGAGGATCAATACCACTTCCTGAGCGTTCCCGAGGCGCAGGAAATCGCCAACCTGATCAAGCTGGGCGACAAGGCCGGGGCGGCTGCCTTGGCCGTCCGCGATCTGGCGAACGCCGAAGCGAGCCGGGAGAAAGACTCCGGGCACGGTGACTCATGGTTTGACCGCGTTAAAAACTCCTTCCACGGTGGTGCCGCTTTCTTTGAACAGATCGGCGGGACGAAGCCTCTACAAAAGCAGCTCAACGAAGCTACCGAGCAGCTCAATGAGTACATAGCGCATCGGTCTGCCGCAAACGCCAAGCTCATCGAGATGGCGGCGGCCAACGGCACGAAGTACGCGCCGACGTCCGGCGACAATCTCGAAGGCGTCGAGCAGATCAACGCGCTGTTGGCGCAACGAAAGGCGATCAAGGATCAGATCGCGCAGCAAGACGCCACCGCCGCGGCGACTGCCAAGCAGACGGCAGAGACGACGCAGAGCGTGGATAAAATCCTGCCCAAAAGCGGTGGCGCAGGTCATGTCGCGGGCGATCTGGAAAAACGCCTGCAGGACGAAGAGGCCGAGCAGAAGATCAGCTACGACCATCGCGCGCAGTTCGAGATGGAGTACTGGGGCGAGATCCTGCAGACATCCAAAGCTGGCACTGCCGAATACACGGTGGCGTGGAAGAACATCCAGACGCTGCAGAAGAGTTTGGATCACGCCCAACTGGAGGAGTGGAAGAAGAATCAGCACGAGATGGCAATGGCGGCACGCAAAGCAGCCACAGAGGCGGCAAAAGCCCACCGAAAGATGTCCCAAGAAGCGATGGATGCGCTGGAAATGCAGCGAGCCGGCACAGCTTCCAATACGGCCGAACGCATCCAGGCGGATGCGGCGATCCTCGCCAGCGCGACGAAGCTCTATGGTGCGATGTCATCGCAGCAGAAAGCGGCGCTGTCGCAGATGCTGGCCGATGAAAAGGCCTATGACGCCTCAGTGCGCGCACTGAAGACCGAGACACTCACCGCCGCGCGTGATGAATCCATCCGCGCGATAGCGAACAAGCGCAGCGAGTACCAACTTCAATACTCCGAAGGTAATATCAGCGCGAAGCAACTGCTGCAGCTTGAGGAACAGCTTGCCGCGCAAAAGCTGGCGATCGACAAGAAATACTTCCAGGACAAGGAAAAGCTCGACATCGGGGAACCGATTGCGATTGCCAAGGACGAGGCCGGCATCGTCAAGGCGCATCAGGTCGCGACGGCGTCGATGACTGCCGCTGAAAAGGAGTTCCACAGCAACAGTCTGAAGGAATGGCAGGGCTATGCGCAGAAGGTCGAGGGCGCGATGCAGGGCGCCATCAACGGCATGTTGTTCCAGCACCAGACTTTGCGCCAGGGTGTCGCCAATGTCGCGCTGGTCATCGGCGAGGACTTCATTCAGAAGGCGGTGATGAAGCCGCTGGACGCGTGGATTTCCGCTGAGGCGTCGAAAGTCGCCGCATCGCTGTCCACGTCCACGACGCTGCAGGCGCAGCGCGTCGCCAATGGAGTCGCGGACGCTGCAGCGTCGACCGCTTCTGTGATGCGGGCCACGGGAGTGGCGGGCGCTCAGGGCATCGCGTCCTTTGCCGGCGCACCGTGGCCGATCGACATGGGTGCTCCGGCATTCGGTGCGGCGATGGCCGCAAGTGCTGCCAGCTTCGGCTCCGTCGCTTCGGCGGCCGGCGGCTGGGAGCGCGTCCCGTTCGATGGCGCGATGACCGAACTGCACCGGGACGAGATGGTACTGCCGAAGCACGTCGCCGACCCCATTCGCCAGATGGCGCAAGGCGGTGGGGGTGGCGGGGGTCAGGTGCATATCCACGCCAACGACGCCAAGTCCTTCAAGGACATGCTGCGCCGCAATCCCGGCGCTCTCGCGGGCGCGCTTCGTCACGCCGGCAGGATGGGTCACTAATGAGCTACGCGACCTTCCCCACCTTCGCCGGCGCGACGTGGGACATCAAGAAGCGCCAGTTCTGGTCGACCGACATCGAAACGACCGCGTCCGGTGCCGAGTTCCGCACCGCCTACTGGACCGCCCCGATCTACGAATTCGACATGACCTTCGCCTACCTGTCGCAGGCCGACATGGTCACGCTGCAGAACTTCTATGCGACCGTGCAGGGGCCGTTCACGCCGTTCTATCTGGCCGTGCCGAACGACCCGGCCAGTCCGTTCCTTGTGCGCTTTCGCGATGACACGTCATCGACGCCGGGCGCGATGGAGATCAACCAGATGTGGAACGGCGGCTATGAGCAGACCATGCTGACCTTCCGGACATTCCGATGAAGACCGTCAGCGCCGGGTTCCTGACCATGGTCAACGGCACGCAGTATCTGATGGCGTGCGACCTCTACACGATCACCCTGTTGTCGGGCACGGTCCTGTATTACACCGATGCCCCGCAGGACATCACGATCAGCAGCCACACCTTCCTGCACGCGGCCGAAAGCAACACGGTTCCCGGCTTCGGGCGTGGACCGATCAAGCTGGCGATTGGCCTGCAAGTCGAATCGCTGGAAGTGGACATCTTCTACGATGCCAGCACGCGCATCCTGGGCCAGACGCCGGGAGCGTTCGCCAACGCCGGGGGATTCGACGGCGCGCGGATCAAGGTCGACAAGCTGCTGACCCCCAGCTTGTCGGATACCTCCAACGGCACTGTGAACCTGTTCACCGGCGTGGTGAATGACATCTCCGCCGGATCCGGCAAGGTCACGCTGAACGTGTCGAGCGATCTGGTGTACCTGAACGGCGCCTTCCCGCGTAATTACTTCCTGCCGCAGGACAACAATGCGCTGTTCGACGCCGGCAACGGGTTGAACAAAGCGGCCTGGGCGGTTTCCGGCAGCGTCGGCAGTGCGACCAAGACGACGATCACGGATGCGGCGCTGACGCAGGCCGCTGGCTGGTTCGCACTGGGCTACATCGTGATCACCAGCGGCGTGAATGCCGGCCTGACGCGCACGGTCAAGAATTTCAGCGGTGGCGTGCTGACCCTGTTGTACCCGTTGCCCACGCCATGCGCCGCGGGCGATACGTTCACGGCGTACCCCGGTTATGACCGGACGCTCGCTCAGGCGACGACCAAGTTCAACAACGTCTCGCACTTTCGCGGCTTCCCGTTCGTGCCGACGCCAGAAGTCATCGAGCTTGGCCAGAATTCCACCTCGCCGACCGACAACAGCGGCGCAGGGGCGGGCGTGGGCAATGTGGGGCGTGGCGGCGGTGGCCAGAACGCCAAGTTCTTGCAGCGATGACCGACCAAGGCACCCAGGTCGTCGCGGAAACGCGGCGCTGGCTCAATACCCCGTATCGTCACCAGGCGGACATCCTCGGCCTCGGCGTGGACTGCGCGATGCTCATGGTGCGCGTGTTCTGTGACCTCGGCATCGTGCCACCGTTCGACCCGCGCCCGTACTCGCCGGACTGGCACCTGCACCGCAGCGAAGAAAAGTATCTCGGCGGCGTCACGCGATACGCCGTCCAAGTCGACGAGCCGCAACCCGGTGACGTCGCCCTCTTCAAGTTCGGCCGCTGCCTGTCACACGGCGGCATCGTCGAAACCATCTCCCCGGACATCATCATGATTCACGCTGACCTCAGTGCGGGCTGCGTCGAGCGCGCGGAAGTGCGCCGATGGGCGGATCGGCTCGCCGGCTATTGGAGGGTCGCCGCGTGAGCATCTTCGGTGGCGGTCACAAATCAGCCGCGACGACGCCCACCAAGGCGCTCGGCATTGATTTTCAGTCGTCGCAGTACGGCGCACCGATCCCGGTGGTGTTCGGCCAGAACAAGTTAAGCGGCAACTGCATCTGGTACGGCGATTTCAAGGCGACGGCGCACACGCAGAGCACAGGCGGCAAGGGTGGTGGCGGATCGTCCTCGACCTCCTACACCTATTCCGCGAGCTACGAGCTTGGCCTGAGCGAAGGACCGGCGACGATCGTCAACGTCTATGACGGCAGCAGCACGGTCAACCTGTCAGCGGCAGGCGGCGTGGCGTTCACCGGCACGATCGGTCAAGCACCGTGGGCGCACCTGACCGGCTCGGCAGCGCTTGGCTACTCCGGGACCGCTCTGGTGGCGTTCCAGAACAAGCAGCTCGGCAGCACCGCGAGCCTGCCCAACTACAACTTCGAGATGGCTGGCCGTAATCAGTTCGGCAGCGGCATCCTCGATGCCAACCCCGCCGACATCATGACGGCGATCTGCACCGACACGCAGATCGGCATCCAGTTCGGTGCGCTCGGCGACCTCACCGCGTTCAAGACCTATTGCACCGCGGCGGGGCTGTTTTTCTCGCCGGTCTACGACACGCAGAACCCGGCGCAGCAGACGCTGAGCGACCTGATCAAATACGCCAACTCCGCCGCGTTCTTCAGCGAGGGCGTGCTGAAGGTTGTGCCGTACTGCGATGAGGTTGTCACCGGCAACGGCGCCACCTTCACTCCGAACGTGACGGCGGTCGCCGACCTTGGCCGTGATGATTTCATCACCAACGGTCCGGCCGACCCGGTGACGATCAAGCGCATCGGCCCTGCCGACGCGATGAACATCCAGCGCGTGGAGTTCAATGACCGCAGCAACACGTATCACACCTCTGGCGTCGTGGCATCGATCGACCAGGACGTCGTCGGCACGGGAGCACGAGCCGACAACTCCGATTCGGTGAACATGATCACCAGCGCGGCGGTTGCTCGCCTGGTCGCGCAGAACCTGCTGCAGCGCACCTACTACATCCGCAACACCTACGAATTCCAGCTGTCGTGGCGCTACTGCTACCTCGAGCCGATGGACGTCGTGACGCTGACCGACGCGAACACCGGCCTGTACCTGACGCCGGTACGGATCACCGAAGTCAATGAGGATGAGCACGGGCTGCTGGCGATCGTGGCGGAGGAGTTCCCGGAAGGGGTGAGCCACGGCGGCACCTACGGCACGCAGCCGAATGCCGGCACCACCGTCGACGCGAACACCGACCCCGGCGCCGTCGATGCGCCGTACCTGTTTCGCGGGCCCGGCTTCCTCGTCAGTAACCAGTATCCCGAAATCTGGTGTGCTGTCTCGGCCAACAGTGCGTTGTGGGGCGGCTGCGACATCTATCTGAGTCAGGACGGCACCAGCTACACGTACCTGTCCACCACCAGCCGGCGCGCGTCCTACGGCGCCACCACGAACGCGCTGGCATCGCATGCCGACCCGGACACTGCCAGCGCGCCCAATGTCGTGCTGAACGGTGGGGCGCAATTGCTCGGCGGAAGTCAGGCGGACGCTGACGGCTTCGTCACGATGGCGATGGTCGACAACGAGATCATCAGCTATGAAACGGCCACGCTGGCCGGCGGACCGAGCTACACGCTTGGGTATCTGCGCCGCGGCGGCTACGGTTCGACGATTGCCGCTCACTCCGCCAGCGCGCCATTCGTGCGCCTGGACGAGAACATCGTGCGCATTCCGGTCGACCCCTCGCAGATCGGCCAGACGGTCTACATCAAGTTCGTCAGCTTCAACGTGTTCGGGAAGGGTGGCCGCACGCTGGCCGAAGAGACGGCCTACACCTACGTCATCGGCACAAACATCGAACTGCCCGACGTGCCGATCACGCCGACCGGCTTCGCGGTGCTGGCGGTGGCCGATGGCATCAACCTGACG